AAAGTACGATATTATAATGCTCAGGGAGAAGAAGTAATCAAAGAGTTTACGGGTATCATCAGTCGAGTGTTTCAGCATGAGCGTGATCATCTAGATGGTATTTGTTTTGACACTAGAACCGCAAAACTTGGGCTTGAAATGGCTAAAAATAGAAGAAAGAAACGACAAAAGAAAAATTAGGGCATTCTTTTTACTAGCGTTATACTGCGTCTTTTTGTTCTGCGTTTGTTGAGTTCATTTAGACTTACTATTGGTCCATGGACTACTGTTAGATTTTTGTTATTGAATGTTCGTAGATAAGGCTTGAACGGATGCCATTCTTCTTTTAGGAAAATATTGATAGGAATTTGACGATTACTTTCCCACCACCATACTTCGCCTAATTCTAGAAATAGTTGCTTTGCTTTTGCGTCTACTATCGAACCATAATCGTAAATGCTGGTGCATTGGTCGTCGCGGTTTTGTATGATACCTACGTAGTCTTGACTAGCGAAACTCACAACAGTTATAAAAGGGTGATTTTCACTGAGTTTTTTGAAAAAATCATTTGCAATCGTCATTAGTTCTTATTTATATTTGGGTTTCCATAAAAATAATTTATTTTTAAGCGACTAAATACTATCAGGAGCGATAATCTGTGACTATAAACACTGTAAGATATTCAACACCAGCATTTATTTTTACACAACGTCAGATTGTCGTCCTACTATCAGGAAACAGTCCGAGGGCCTTTATGCCAGTATATGCAAAAACCATGAATCTACACAAAGGTGTAGACAACAAGTTACAGTTTCAATTCTTGAATCAAGAACAGAAACCAGTAGATATCACGGGTAAGAACATTATCTGTCGTATCATAAACTATGACGGAACTGAAGTCCTTATACGTAAAGGTCTTACATTAGAATTACCATTGACTGGTATCGCTTATCTTCAGTTGAATGCTGCCGAGATAGAAGATATTCCTGCTCAAATGTGTCATTATAGTTTAGAGATTCCTGTAGGAGAATTTGGATATCCCGTATTCGTAGATCCAGCAGCTGGTGCACGTGGGCAGATCAATGTCGTGGATAGTGTACTACCAAGTTTCGTTCCTAGCGAACAAGTCACTATTCCTACTGGACAACCATTCCCCAACTTGGATAGTAACAACAGTATTGACAATGTTCTACCAAATGCTAATACTTATTATAGTAGCGTCATCAATACTAATGATAATCCTGTACTAACATTACAAGCACACTTGCATGAATTCAATGGTGAAGTAGCCATTGAAGGTACATTCAATAGTCAGCTAACAGATTGGTACCCGATTACAAGTAGCGAATATTTTGAAACTACCGAAACAGTAGGCTTTACTATTCATGGATATCATCCATTTATCAGAATGGTCTTTACAAGTAACACTGGTGTAGTATCAAATATTTTGGCAAGATAATTTACCAATACTCTTTGTTTTTTCGCAACACTTTGTTATAATTACTGAGTGTTTGATATTCTTCAAGTAATTCCTGGCAAGAAAAAACTATCGCAAAGCGGTTGGCATAGTTTCAACGCTGTGTGCTGCCATTATCGTGGGCATAAGGCTGATCGCAGAGGTCGCGGTGGTATACGCATGGACGGTGAAAACTGGAGTTATCATTGTTTCAATTGCGGATTCAAGTCTGGATTTACGTTAGGAAAACCTATCTCTAAATCAACGCGACAATTGTTGAATTGGTGTGGTATGGATGTTGATGATATCAACAAATATAGTTTAGAAAGTTTACAACATAAAGACTTGTTAGATTATACAAAGGTAAAACGTGAAAAGAAAAAGATAAAATTCAAAGAAATGTATTTGCCTGAAGCAGAACTAATTGATATCGACAATCCGGCACATAAAGTTTACGTTGATTACTTACATAAAAGAAAAATCAGCATAAATGATTATCCCTTTATGTGTACTCCAGATATGGAAGGACGACAAGCAAATCGTGTAATCATACCCTACACATATGAAAACAAAATAGTGGGACACACTAGTAGGTACTTGGATGATCGCACGCCAAAATTTATCAATGAACAACAGCAAGGTTATGTATTTGGATATGACTTACAAAAGCCAGAATATAACGTCTGTATTGTTGTAGAAGGTATATTTGACGCATTGAGTATAAACGGTTGCGCACTTACTCACAATACTATAAGTGAGCAACAAGCAGAGATTATAAAAAATCTCAATAGAAAAGTTATTGTAGTTCCCGATCAGGATAAGACAGGACTACAAATTTGTGATAAAGCATTAGATTTGGGATTTCATGTCAGCATTCCTAATTGGGAAGATGACGTAAAAGATGTCAACGACGCTGTAATAAAATACGGAAAAGTCGCTACATTACTAAGTATCTTACAGTCAGCAACTAACAGTAAGATCAAGGTAGAAGTAAAGAGGAAGCAACTTGATAAACGACTACAACATTGATGTACAAACATTATTCTTGCGTATGATGGTTACAAACGCAGAGTTATATACTCGCGTTATGAATATTATGAATGCGGAAAACTTTGATCGTAGATTACGACCGGTAGCTGAATTCATCACAGAGCATAGCAAAAAATATAATGTTATGCCTGATCCTGTGCAAATAAAAGCAACTACAGATATAAGCATAGATAGATTAGAAGAACTAGATGATGGTCACTATGACTGGTTTCTAGAAGAATTCGAACAATTTACTAAACGACAAGAACTTGAGAGGGCTATTCTTAAGAGTGCTGATCATCTTGAGAAGGGCGAGTATGGACCTGTAGAGAAACTGATCAAAGATGCTGTTCAGATTTCTCTACAGAAGGACATGGGTACAGATTACTTTGCTGATCCTCGTGGTCGATTGATGGCATTGAAATCAAACAATGGACAGAACAGCACAGGCTGGCCAACACTTGATCAGAAATTGTATGGCGGATTCAATCGCGGCGAACTACAAATCTTTGCTGGTGGATCAGGTTCAGGTAAGAGTTTGATCATGCAAAATCTTGCAGTCAACTGGGTACAGAATGGGCTCAATGGTGTTTATATCACACTTGAGTTGAGTGAAGGTCTCTGTTCTATGCGTATTGATAGTATGATGACTGACACAAGCAGCCGTGAAATCTTCAAAGACATTGATAATGTTGAAATGAAGGTCAAGATGGTTGCAAAGAAGGCTGGTCAGTTGCGTATCAAGTATATGCCGGCACAGAGTAATGTCAACGACATTAGAGCATATGTCAAGGAACTACAGATACAAACTGGAATGAAGTGTGATTTCTTGTGTATTGACTATCTTGACTTGATTATGCCAGTCAGCGCAAAGGTCAGCCCCAGCGATCTATTCGTCAAAGACAAGTATGTGTCAACTGAACGTATTGTTTGTGACAGCAAGTCAGTTGAATCGTAGCGCAGTGGAAGAAATCGAATTTGATCATAGTCATATCAGTGGTGGTATCAGTAAGATCAATACTGCGGATAATGTGTTCGGTATCTTTACAAGTCGCAGTATGCGTGAACGCGGATTGTATCAGATTCAGTTGATGAAAACACGCAGCAGTTCGGGCGTAGGGCAGAAGATAGAATTGAAGTTCGACGTAGATACACTACGTATCACAGATGACGGGGAGGACGCAAATCCTAAACCACAACCGTCAGGAAATGCATTATTATCCCAAATCAAGGCTACTAGTCAGGTAGGAGCAACTAATCAGGCCGTAGAACAGACGGTAGAACCCGAACAACATAAGGTTGTAGCCGACGTACAAAGTGCTAAATTGAAGAGTTTGCTGGCCTCACTAAAGAAATAAAAGACCCGTTTTCAGATAAATACTTCATTATGCAAAAGCGCACACGTAGCCTTTTAGAAGAGCTGGAAGCAATTGGTAATAATCGTGATATAAATCACGTTATAGAAAGTAGGGCAAATAATGTCATTACTAGTGCTATAAACCTTATTGAATTGATTAGCCGTCATTATAGTCCAGAGAAGGCTGAAGTGTTAGAGAAAA